GTACCTGGTGCCGGTACAAACATTGAAGCATTGTTAGCCCACGGTTTTATTGAATCCGACGAAATCGTTAGCGACAGCACAGCCCCAAAATCTGCTAAAACTAAAGCACCACAAAAGAAGGATTAAGACATGTCGACTTCCACATACCTTTCAAACCCAGGCGTAATGATTAACTCGGTCAACTTGACCAACCAATGCACCAGCGCCACCGTTACCAACCGTGTTAACGCTTTGGAATCAACAGCCTTTGGTGGAACTTCCCGTGTCTATGTCGCTGGTCTTTATGACCAAGAAATCACGCTGGAACTTTACATGTCTTATGCGGCCACGGAGACTTACGCTACTTTGGCGGCGCTTGTCGGTACGACTACCACGGTTAAGGTTGCTACTACCGACGCCGCTTTGACAACAGCCAGCGCTACTAGCCCCCGATTTGAACTAGTGGGGGCGTTCCTGGCTGAATTGCCAGTCATTGACGCCACCATGGGCGAATTAAGCACCATTTCAATTACTTTTCAGGGTGGCGTTCTTTCCACCGTTGTTTCCTGACATAACCACAACAGCAAAGGCCCGACATGCAACTAACACTTCGAGTAGACCAAGGCGATGGCCCTGTAGAAGTAAGTACAAACCTTTTCACTATCGTTTCGTGGGAACGAAAGTTCAAGCGTAAAGCCAGCGACATGGCCAACGGTATCGGTATTGAAGATTTGGCATACCTAGCCCACCAGGCATGCCAACAACACAATGTTGTTGTGCCGGTGGTTCTAGATGACTTCATCAAAAAACTGGTGGTGCTTGAAGTAGTTAGTAATGAACCTGACCGCCCTACTTTGCCAGTACCTACCGACACGCTTTAGCACAAGTTCTAGTAGCGACAGGGTACTGGCCACAGCAAGTAGACTTTGACAATAACGACTTAGCAACAGTTATAAAGGTCATCAACGAAAGCAGAAAATAGCCATGGCAACCGATTTGACTATCCAAGTTACTGGGGTCAAAGAGGCTGTTAAATATTTGAACCAAGTAGAGCCTGGTTATCGAAAAGCGTACATAGCGAATATGAAAGAAATCGCTAGACCGATGACCGACGCCATGAAATCTAATTACGACGATATGAGATTCCCTAGTGGTACACGCCGTAACTGGTCGCCAGGTGGCCGCCAAGTATTCCCGTTGTCTGCTTCAAAGGCTGTTAAGGGTGTTGGTGTCCGTGTCAACAATAAGAAAAAAGGCGCCGCTTTTTCGGTTATGCAAAAGAACCCTGCCGCCGCAATCTTTGACATTGCTGGCCGTGCCAATGTCAACCCTTTAGGTACAGCGTTTAGTACAAAGTTTGGGCGTTCTGCTAGCCGTGTTATTTGGCCAGTATTCGAAGCAAAAATTGCCGACCTGACAACCGAAGTTCAAAAGGTAGTTGAAGGCGTCATGGCTGAAGCAAACAAGAATTTTAAGGTGTTCTGATGGCTATTTCAATTCCCGTAATTTCAGACTTCAACAGTAAGGGCATTGACAGCGCCATTAGAGAATTTAAGAAGTTAGAGACAGCAGGCGAAAAAGCCCAGTTTGCCATTAAGAAGGCGGCCGTACCTGCCGCCGCCGCCCTGGCTGGGTTAGGCATTGTTGCTGTTGACGCCGTTAAAGCGTTTATGGAAGATGACAAGGCCGCCCAATTACTTGCGACCAGCCTACGAAACACCACAGGCGCCACCGATTCACAAATTGCTAGTGTTGAAAAGTTCATTACACAAACTTCAATAGCCGCCGCTGTTGCTGATGATGAACTACGGCCAGCCTTTGACAAACTAGTCAGAGGTACTGGTGATGTAACCAAAGCCCAAGACCTAATGAACTTGGCGCTAGACATTTCAGCCGGTACAGGCAAAGACTTAGGCGCTGTATCTGATGCCCTGTCAAAGGCTTTTAACGGGCAACTAGGGCCATTAAAGAAACTTGACCCAGCCCTGGCTGGTTTGATTGCTAACGGCGCTACAGCCGATGAAGTTTTCGCCGCATTGGGCGACACTTTCAAGGGTGCCGCTTCGACTTCAGCCAACACCGCTTCAGGTAAAATGAAATCGTTTTCTATTCAAATGGGCGAATTCAAAGAATCTGTTGGTGCCGCCGTATTTCCAATAGTCGACAAACTGTTACCAGCGTTCAAATCTGTTGCCGATTTCGTAACCAACAACACCACCCTGGTGGTCACTTTGGGCGCTGTCATTGGCGGTTTGGCTGTTGCCATTATTGCTGTCAATGCCGCAACAACAGCCTGGGCCGCAACAACAAAAGCCGCCGCCGCAATTCAAGCCGCCTTTAATGCAATCATGGCGGCCAACCCAATCTTTTTGATTGGTGCCGCCATCGTTGCTGTTATTGCAATTCTTGTTTTATTGCAAAAAGAATTCGGAATCTTTGACGGTGTTATCAGAGTTGTTGGCGCCGCTTTCGGTGCTGTTTGGGGCGCTATTAAAAGCGTGTTTGATTGGGTCAAGAATAATTGGCCTCTAATTCTTGCTGTCATTACTGGCCCGTTTGGTTTGGCTATAGCGTTTGTGGTCAAGTTCAAAGATGACATTATGGGCGTATTCAGCCTGATTTATAACGGAATTAAAGCAACTATGGGGTTTGTTGCCGATGTCATTTCAGCACCGTTTAAAGCGGCGTTTAGGGCTGTGGCAAGTCTTTGGAATAACACCATAGGCAAACTGTCTTTTAAAGTTCCTAGTTGGGTGCCTGGCATTGGCGGTAGCGGATTCGATGTACCTGATATCCCCATGCTGGCCGAAGGCGGCATTGTCACGAGTCCACAATTAGCCATGATTGGGGAAGGCAACGGCCCTGAAGCGGTTATCCCGTTGTCAAAGTTGGGAAGTATGGGCTTTGGTGGCGGCGCCAATATCACTGTCAATGTGAACGGTGGCGACCCCAACAGCATTGTTAGAGCACTACAGCAATATGTACGCCAGTCAGGCCCAGTGCCAGTTAACACCAGGGCTATGTAATGGCTGTTACCAATTGGAAGTTTTATTACAACCCTGCAGGGTTTTCTAAAGGTACAGAATTTACTTCGCAAATTCTTAGTGCTTCGATGTCGTACGGTCGTACAAAATATTTAGATGATTACGCCGCTGGCACTTTAACAATTACGATAAACAACTCTTCAAATTTTATTACAAATTTTAGTTTTAATACTTTAATTTTGTTAGACACTGACAGAACAGACGCTACCTACGGTAATGACCCCGGAAATGTTTATTCAGTTCAAGAAATAACCTTTTCTGATTATCCAGGCAATGTTGGTTTATCTACCGCAACTCTTGTTTGTGTTGATGGACTTGGTCGGGCTGGTCGTGTTCAAGCAAACGCCTTGTCGTTGACACAACAAACCACAGGATTGCAGGCGACTCAATTCACTTCGGTTTCAGGTGGCCCGTTGCCTTCAAGTGTAAAAATAAGAAATTTGCAAACGCAATCAACGGCTTCAGCACAAACTTACACAGGCACAGTTTTAAACCAGTTGAACATTCTGAACGCAACTGAACGCGGCATCTTGAGAACAAACCGTGATAGCGCCGCATCACGAATAGACTTTTACGGCAGAAAACAATTTGAAGCCACAACGCCCGTTTCGTTTGGTCGTACTTCGTCGTCAAGCGTTATTGGGTATCAACAATTTGCCCGAATCCAAAATGGGTTATCTTTTATTAACACCGCAACCATTTCGCCTAATGGTTTAGCAAGCCAAACAGCAAGTAACGCCAGTTCTGTTTCAACTTATGGTTCAACTTTTTACAGTTCTTCAACTGTTGATTACAACACGACACAGGCGACAGGTAACGCTGAATGGATTGTTAATTCTTTTTCTGATCCGACAGATTTAAGGTTTGAAATAAGGTTTTCTGATCGAGCACAAAATGACACGGCTTACACATTGTTTATGATTTTGCGTGATGAAATCTTGTTTAATTTGGCGTACCGTGTACCAGGTGCTGGGTCTGACACAACTGAATTAGTCGCTTTGGAGGGTTACAGTGTGAACATGACTCCCGAACAAACCGAATGGGTTTTATATTTGTCGCCAGCGACTTATTACCAGTTTTTTATTCTTGACAACACTTCTTTAGGTATTTTAGATACCAGTCGACT